AGCAATTGTTGGAGAAGTGGAGTCCAGTTTTGGACTATACCTCTAACAAGGTCAGCGCTATTCAAGATAGTCATACCCGTCTAAACACAGCCATGCTTTTGGAAAACCAAGAGAAATGGTGTATAGAAGAAGCCAACTCCTCCGGTACTGGAGGATCTCTCGGAGCATTCACCGGTCAAACTGCAGCAGCAGGAGGCCAGGGTGGTGGTCAATACACTTCTGGTGATACATATGCTCAAGGGGATTCGCGTTTACCGAAAATCCTCATTCCAATGATCCGTAGGACATTCCCTGAGTTGATTACTAACGAAATCGTTGGTGTTCAGCCTATGTCTGGACCCGTTGGTTTGGCATTCGCCTTGCGTTATAAGTACTCTGCAGATAGTATTGCTGGTGGCGCTGCTTCAGCTCCTGGTACCCCTCAAACACAGCCTGTTTCTGGTGGCGTTGATGGAGAATTAGGTTACAACTTACTCGATACGAGATACTCAGGTAAAGGTGGTACTCATGTTGATTCTCTCTCTTGGACAAGTTCTGATGGTGGAGAAGGAGTTAACGGAGTAGCATTCGCTGATGAAGATAAAGGTTTAGCTGCAGCACTTGCTTCTTTTGAATTAGATGGTGCCTCTGCAATGCCCACAGTTGAGCTTAGCTTTGAGAAAACAGCTGTTGAAGCTGGTACTCGTAGATTAGGTGCACGGTGGTCTGTTGAATTAGAGCAGGATCTTAAGAACATGAATGGTATTGACGTTGACTCTGAGTTAACCAATGCTATGTCTTATGAGATTCAAGCTGAGATTGATCGCGAGATGATCATCCGTATGATTCAAGCCGCTCTTGGTGGTACATCTGGTCAGCATTACTCAACATTCAACGTTGCATCAGCTGATGGTCGTTGGGTGGCTGAGCGAAATCGCGCTGTCTATCAGAAGTTGATTATCGAAGCTAATAGAATGGCTGTACGTAACCGCCGCGGTGCTGCTAACTTTATTGTTGCAACCCCCCGCGTCTGTTCTATCCTTGAGATGTTACCTGAGTTCAGCTGGATGACAGTTGAAGGTAATGTTAATACAGCTCCGATTGGTGTTGCTAAGGTTGGTAACGTTGGTGGACGTTTTAATGTCTATCGCGATACTCGTACTGAAGCTCAGTATAACTTAACCGCCACAGATGAAAAGAAGGTTGAATATGCATTGCTTGGATACAAAGGACCTGAATACTACGATTCTGGTATTATCTACTGTCCTTATATTCCTGTTATGATTCAGCGTTCTATCGATCCTAACGGATTCTATCCAAAGGTTGGTCTCTTAACCCGTTACGGTGTTGTTGATCACTTATTTGGTGCTGAGAACTACTACCATGTAGTATTTATTACTGGTATGAATATTGCGACTGGTGCGAGTGAGCTCAAACCATACGCATAATCTAGTTAATACAGATTAGTAAATCAAAAAAGGCTCGCGAAAGCGAGCCTTTCCTTTTATATGAACAACTAATTCTTACTGTCTACCTGTTTTAGACCATGGTTCAGTCTCGTCCCACATTTTCTTCTCAATTAAATACTCATGAGAGCATCGCTGAGGATTAATATCCCAGCCACCTCGTCTTACATATAAGCAAGCTACAGATAATTCTGTAGGATTATAACGTTCCCATAATCTACTATAAATAGTTTCACAAATTTCTTCATGGAAATGACATTCATCTCTAAAAGATATAATATATTTCATTAAACTATCATAAGTAGGTACAGATTGACCTTTAATATAAATATAAACATCTCCCCAATCGGGTTGAGAAGTAACTCTGCAGTTACTCTTTAGTAGTCTTGAATATACTTTAAAAGGCTTCCCTGCTTGTAAGTCATTATCTTTAAGTAAATCAGGAGTTTCAGAATATACTTCTATGTCTAATGTTTTGAATCTCTCTTCTAAGCACTCATACGATGAGTGTTCATCTAGAAAATCCATATCTCCATATTCTAGTTCGATAGGATTAAACAACTGCACTTTAACATCTGTTTCTAGTAATTCACTGAGATCTTGAGAGACTTTTTCCTTAATATTGCTATATACTTCGCATATATCTTTACCTAGTTTTTCCATATTGAAGCTATTCCAATAAAGCTTCATAGATTTAGACTCTACAATGTATTTACTATCACAAGGGTATACTACTTTCGCGACAAAGGCCGTAGGGAGACCTGAATCTAACAATGCAGACACCTCAAATCCATTCCATACATCGCATCCAAAGAACGGAAGCTCTTCATCTTTTATATTTAGATGTTTCCTATTGTTAATTCTAGGCTCTCTTACAAGAAGGGAAGGGTCGTATGTAGATTTATACTGACTAGATTTACCTAGGTGTTTGCTAATTGCGCTATTATCTAATGTATCACTCATAGTTCTAAAATTTTATTAATTGTATTCCATCTTTCACTTACTGATCCACTTATTTTGACTACATTCGCGTCAAAATCAATATTAAATTCATTATAAATTTCAATTATTCTGTTACGAAAATCTATATCAGTCGATCTTACTCCATCATTTATTAATTTAACATCAGCTGGGTCAGTATAAAAAATAACATCATATTTATGTCTATTCTCTCTAAAAATCCTATACGCATAATTATATACATCTTCAGATACTTTATCTTGTTCATATAGATACCTTGTATAAAAGAAACCATCATATATACATCTATCAAGAATTACTTTATTCCGCTTATCATCTATTTTAATATTACGTAAATGATCTTTAATAATTTCAATTTGAGTTTCATCGTAATTATCAGCAGTATTGTTTATCTCTACTCCTTTATCTCTCTTGAGACGTCGAGTTACCTCATCTACATATATAAAATTAGGGTATCTTTCTTTACATAAGTTAAGTAAGGTAGTTTTTCCTGTTGATTGCGCACCAGTAAATGAAATTCTCATAATTTATCTTTTAGGAACTTTGTCCATAATTGTATAGATAAATCATGTAAAGCTAAAGTACAATTTTCGAGATTGTCAAAGTCGTTTTTAATCTCTCCTTCAGCAACAACATCCCCAGAATCAAGCTCAGGAATCACCTCATGTATGACACTACCTACCGTATTATAAGTACCTGCTTCAAAAGCTTTCTTTTGCGGGTTAAATCCTTTTAACTCAGGGTGCTTTGTAATTAAACCTGGGTGACCGTTGTATATTCTTGTTTTATCACAGAAGCTTGGAGGTAGAATACGTAGATAGCCATGTAGAGTTACAAGAATATTATCTTTCCATTTTTCATTAAGAATACTAAATCCCATATAGTCAGCGATATTCATATAGTCTATCTCTCTAGGCCACTTCGGAATTCTAATTAACGTAGACCCATCCTCTCCAGATGTATTATAGTTACTTCTATGAAGCAAAGTTGGGTTAATATTATCATCCATTCTGTTAGTTACAATATAATCAGGCCACCTTCCGAGTGCTTGACTAATTGCTACTATTTCAGATCCGGTCTGAGAAAAGAATGCTATCCATTTATTCTTTTGTTTGGTCATTTTTTATCAGCTATAGCGTTTCAAAATAAGTTTAAACATTTTTGTATTATACATAATATCTTCAATTTGATCCGTATTTGGCTCTGCAGTAATTAAGTCAGCAAGTAATTGAGTAGGTTTATGAGTCAAACCAAAATCATTATTGTACCTATAACCTAAAAGCCCTGCAACAACTGGATTTGAAGTATCAATTGTTCGAATATTATATTTACCTACATAATAAGAAAATTCACTTGCGAGACTTGCTCCTAGTAAATGATGAGGTTTTTTATAATTCCATATACCTTCTTGAGCTAGCCTCTCAATTAAGTGCTGTCGACCTTGTGAATATCTTTCTAACTTAGTTTCACCGCTTGATGTAGCTTGATAATAAGAAAAATCGAAACTAATTGCGATATAATCAGCTTTATCTGACATGAATTTATAGCATTCAACGATTTCTTTCCATGTCTTACCTTGTACAGCTCCTATCTTCAAGCTCTCTGGACACCCAACATACTTACTAGTGAACTTCTCCCATGATTCCATAGTACCCTCTGCATCTTCAAGTACATCCGGTACAATATAGTAGTTAGGTTTGATTTTTCTTACCCAATCGATGTATTTTTCTGAATCAAATGCAGTACCTAACTCAAAAATAGAGTTATCAAGTAGTATTTCCCCGTCTGGGCGCATTGCTTTGTATTTCTCCATGAACCACTCTTCGTATTGTGGTTGTTCCTCCATAAGATGTACCAAACAGTATTGATAATCATTATATTCTGTCGATTTTTCCAATAAAGCTATAGGGGATTCATGAGATACTTTAATCATATTATTATTATAGGGGTTTCTGATATTATGTCAAGGATTAAATAATTACGATGATTTTTAAACTAAGTACATTTATAAGAGATCAAGTTACCAGAGCTAAGGAAACTTTATCCCCTACTAATGTTATTGATAGAGTGACACCTGGCCAGGTTAAGCAGATTTTAAACTCAAATCCAGTAAATTCTATTAATAAGACACTTGAAAATATATCCGGAGCTAAGATTGGTCAGTTTTTTACAGATACTGGCCAGCAATTCCTATCTCAAGTTAATAGTTTTGTATCTAGCTCTATTAATCAGTTACAAGCGCAAGCTGCTGGTTGTATAAACAAGGTTATAAAGGATATACTCGACAAAAATCCAATACTAGAAAAAATATTATTCTTTGATCAGTTTATAAACAGGGAGTTAAGCAAAATTAAAAATAAGCTCGAGAGTAAAATTGATTTAGAATTAAGAAAAATTGCTTATAAGAAAATTAAAGTACATCAAGTAGCTCTCTTTAAACAAAAAATTAGAGGGGCTATTAATAATATATGTCCGGATGCAACTCCAGCTTCCCCGAGTCAGGTTCGGCAGTATAAAGAATTGTTTAATAGAGTTAAAGATGAATTTAAAGATGAAGGAGTAGTAGAAGAGGAACCTATAGGTGAGAATTTTTCTAAAACAGCCCTAAATAACACTATACCTGTTACAGATACAACTCAACCAAAAAAACAGCTTACAGATATTTCTCCTACAGTGAAAAAACAATTAAAAGAAGATCCGACAAAGAAGGAAGAGTATCAACAAGAAATGGTAGATGGTGCGGTAGCTTCAATTAAGAAGCAGGCAAACAAACAAGTACAAGGTCAATTATGCGTAACATGGGAGGACTTATATGTAGCCCCTAAGCCACTTAAAATGATACAGCCTATAGTTCCTCCTCAAATAATCCCTAACGATGACCCTGTTATAACAGGAGGCAGGACAGTAGAAGAAATACTTAATGACCCTAATTTACCAGTAGC